TATATCCTTCTAGACCTAGAATTGGCTTTACACCTTTTGCTTTTGCAATTCGGTACAGTTCCCGATGCCCAGACAATGTTCCGTGATCTGTGATAGCCATTGCTGGCATACCAAGTTCAACTGCTCGGTTTATATATTCTTCTGGAGTAGCAACACCGTCAAACAGTGAGTAATGAGTGTGTACGTGTAAGCCTACGTAACTCATCTTACCAATCTGTGTTGGTTGATGAAGTTACAGATGGGGTGTCAAACCCCAAATAGAAAGCCTCTTGTTCAGCATAAGGAATTTTCTTTAATGCTAACTCAAGTGGATATGGCTTAACTGCTGACCAGTCGTATGGCTCTTTATCTGGTGCAGATGGAATTAGTGTATAACTTGTTTCTGTACCTTGGCCATTACGCTTTAATTTCCAGTTTACGTTTGAGATGCTTCCTGTTTCAAGAGCATACTCACGAATTGTATTAAATGCTGATTGCTTGCTAACACCCATTGACCAAATAGCGGTATACGGTGCTTCAATGCCGTCGTCTACTAAAACGTTGCAATAAAAACGAAGACGTGCTCTCCAGCCAGCCTTTGGATCTTTTCTGTGCATTTCTTCTGCCCAGTCACGACCTTCTGTTTCCATTGTGTCTACAGCCTTGCGCTTATAGTCTTTTGGATTTACGTGTTCTTTTACAACAAGTGCTAACCCTCTTTCAGGATTATAGTTTGCAGAGTCTTCGTCAAGTTCTTCAACGAATCTAATTTTTGCAGATTGTCCATCGGCAAGTTTTAACCATCTTACCTTTGGAGAGTTTTCATCATATTTTGGTTTGTCAACTAGGGCGTTAATGTTTTTTAGTCCCTTTACTATAGTCATATTATTTCTCCTATTTTTATAATATCAACCCAAAATGTTTTAAAATAAAAATTGAAGCAAGAATGCTCCAAAGTATATTAAACCATATTAGAGTTGGTATAGTCTTTACTGTTGATGACCAGATTAGTCCTAGACTTGACATTAAAGCAAAAATGTAAAGCCACCATATACTAATATCAAATAAAAGACCTGGAATAATAATTATTCCTTTTGCAACAAAAGCAAAAAATTCAACCGTATTGGCTTTTGTCCAATATTCTTTGTGACCCATTGTTTTAAGGGCTGTAATCCACTGCGTGTGATTATTTTTTGTTTTATTTTTTTTAGTCATCTCTATCTATTCTAACATACCGACAATAGAATTGTCAAACTTAAACTCTAGTTTTCTAATAGCATCGTCGTCCATGTCGCCTATATCTTTATATTTTTTGTCTATATACACAGAAGTAACAACTGGTCCAAGTCTTTCAATTAACCTGTCCCTCATTATTATTCCCGCATCATCGTTATCTGCAATTAAAACTATGCTATTAAAATATTTTTCTAATAGTTTTATTTGTGCTGCAGAAACATTAGCCCCTAACGTAGCAACGGCAGGGAAACCTACTTGATCTAATCTAATTGCATCAAAAGAAGACTCTACTAAGTATACAATGTTTGATGCTTTTACTCTATGTAAATTAAAAAGAGTTTTGCTTTTAGGTAGTCCTGGTGTATTTTTAAATTCTTTACCTTCAATAGTTCTTGCAACAAAGCCTATACATACCCCATCTGGAGAGTGTATTGGAATTGTCACAGAATCTTGTTTTTCAGAATACCCTAAACTAAATTTATATATTGAGTCTTTTGTAATTTTTCTTCCTTCAAAATATCTAACTGCCCTAGGAGATTCTAATGCTTGATTATTTAATCTTTTAATTAATAATTCATCATATTGAATAAACTCTGGCTTACTTACCAAGGCTTTATTAATAGAGTCTTCAATGTTTGTTTCTTGCTCTTTACTTTTAATATATCTTACAGCCTCAAAATATGTTCTATTTGATGTATGCATTACAAATTCAATAAGGGTTTTTGTAGTCTGACATCCAAAACAAAAAAACATTCCATGCTCTTTAGATACTTCTCCAGCAGGAGTTCTGTTATTGTTATGATAAGGACAAAAAATAATATAATCTGTTCCATATTCTGCTTCAATATCAATGCCTGTGCCAGTTAATACACGCTTAACCTGTTCTGCTGTATATATATCTTTATTTTGCATCTTCATAATCCTTGTAGCGATAATATCCTTTATCAAAGTCTACCTGCACTAAAAAATCACCCATAAAACCATTTCTGTTTTTTCTAAATACACATTCAATAATATCACTATTAGTAGCACGACCAAGTGCCATAACCCAGTCAGCATCGTATGCAATCTGTCTAGACCATGCAGTTTGTCCTAAAGTTGGCGGTGTAGAAAGATCTTTAACATCATCAGGTGTGGCAGATGATATAGCAATAATAGGAACCTCTTCACTAATAGACATAAGTTTAAGTTCACGAGATAGATTTTTCATACGTACCGTCTCATTATCTGCTTTTTGGTTTGGTGACATAAGTTGTAAATAATCTACAATAACAAAATCTGGTTTATACTGATCAATTTTTCCACGTATAACAGATGGGGTTAAGTCTCCACCATTATCGTTAGAGATAATGTGAAATTCTGGTTTACCTGCTAATTTTTGAGCATGCCATTTTTTAAGCATATCAATTTCTACTTCACCATTACTAAGTTTACGATGAGACCAAATTCCTTCACCCATAATTGCAAATACACGATTACGAACTTCTGTTTCAGACATTTCAAGACTTATAATAAGTGGGCTACGACCTTGTTTCCAAGCCTGTACAGCAAAATATAATGCTAACCAAGACTTACCAATGCCTGGATATGCTAAGAACACACCAAGTTGTCCTGGCATAATTCCAGAAGGTAGGTAGTTGTCAAATCCTGGGAGGCCTGTTTTAATTCCAATATGTCCAAGATCTTGCATCTTTTTTACATTTTCAAAGTATGCAACTGCTGAATCTAAATCTGTAACCTCAATATCTCTAATTGCAGCGGTATTCTTTTTTAACTCAGATGTTTTATTAATTAATTGCTCAAGGGCAATTGGACCATTTCCAACTTGAACTTCTGAGGCTGCATTACGTAATATATCTTTAAGGCTATCATTTAAATATTCAGTTTGTAATTCTTCAAGATGATGTTTTGTTGCCCCTACATTTTCCACTGGAACAAAGTCTCTAAATTTTTCTACAACAAGGGATATTGGTGGTACGGATTGATTATTTTCAGAGTAAATTCTAATAAAATTCCAAACATCGTTGTGAGTTTTTAATAAACTATCAACATTTGCTTGTAATAGTACGTGGATTTGTTTATCGTTTAATACTGCTGTAATTAGTTTTGCTTCTGTATTATTCACTAATCCACTTCCTTGCTAATTTTCTACGCTCTTGTCTTTCTTTAATGTCTTGCTCTACTTCTAATTTTGCTTCTAATATTTTTTCTGTATTGTATGCAAAGTAATTCCAAGAAGGGGAAGAAGCAATATTAAAATAATAATCCAATAAATCATAACATACCCTTATTCCATAAGATTCAACTAATGCGTCTGCAGCCCACTGCTCAACGTTAAGATTCATGTTACTTTTGGCTTCGTACCTTTGCAGATGTAATTTATTATATCTACTTAGCAAAGCCATTCGGTCTTTGCGTTCAGCCATTAGTTATTACTGTCAGCCTCTGTCTCTGCTTCTTTTACTTTTTCTGTTAATTTGCTTTCAACAAATTTATAAATTCTTTCAAAGGCTTGATCTATATTTTCACCCTCACGTCTATTATCAACTATGCCAAAATCAAATCTTAATGATTGAAAGTTGCCTAAATTAAGTGTGTATCCAAGAGCCACAGATACTTTTGTATTTTCGTTTTCCATTACCCCACCATTTCTCATATTAAATATTCTCTGCCCAAACAGGAATAAATCTACCATCTTCAGTCTTGGTATATGTAAGTATACCGTCTCCCATTCGCCGTGTCAATTCTTGGCTTGTAGGTGTCATATTATTTGTTATTAATCCATCTTTTCTTGGTTGTCCTATATGTATAGTAGCCAGTATAGCACGAATCTCCCTAACCATGCTTTCTGAATAATAAGATCTTATTCTAAATCCACGCTGACCATTTAATTTTGCACCAACTGGTGGAGGTATTACTCCAGTCTTAATTAATTTAGGCATATACTTTCTATGACGATTAATTAATTTAGCAGTCTCAGCAACTGTGTATGCTCTTTCTCTTTTTTTTCTAAAATCTGAACGTAGACAAGTTTCAAGTCTATCTTTAGTTATATTATAAACAGAAACCATTCCAGTAGAGCGTGAACTATGATGAAGTCTAACTAAATCATTATTTAGAAACCATATTTTTTTATTGCCCTTTATTACAGTTTCGTTATTGTAAATTTCGCCCTGGATAATTCCTTTGCTAGTAACCATTTTCCTTCTTCATTTTCTGACGGTGGATGAAAAAATTTTCTTAAACCACATACAACACAATATGTTTCCAGGTGTTGAGTGCTACTATACTGTCTATCAACAAAAGTTCTACCCCCACATTTTTTACAAAAAATCATAATTTTATTTTTTAATTTGGAATTCCAACAATAACTAGATGTACTGACAAAGATAGATCTCCAGAGGTGCCAAACCTTACAACACCCTCAACTCTTGTTTCTGTAACGCTTTTCAAAACAACGCTTACATTTTGTCCTGCTGGAGTACCCCTAGTATTAACTGGTGTTGCTGATACTATTGGTGGATATTTAAAGTCTTTAAAATCATAGGTAAATGTTCTTTCGTTACCCGCCGAAACTGTTGAGTTATTTGCAACTTCAACTAGACCGCCTATTATTCTTGTATTAGAGGTTTGTATTTCTGCTTTTCCTGCACTTGCTGTATCAATAATTGTTTTACTTGTTTGTTTAGATGCAACGTTTGTAGAAAGGTCGTTTACAGCCTCAATTAATTGATATAAATATGTAACATCAAGAGGTTGCCCTCTTTCTGGTAGTGGTACTTTTGCCATTTATTCCTCCTATTTTATTATACCAAAGAAACCAAGCCAGAATTGTATATTTGCAAATTGGCATTTAATGTTTTTTCAGATGATTCAACTTGAATAATTACACGTACATTTGTTGTTCCAGTTTTGATAAATTGATATGAATGAATTGGCGTTGTGCCATGATAGGTTGCTGTAGCCCCATCAAATCCAACAAAAACATCATATTTTGGTCTATTTAATTCATCTCCCCACACTGCACTAATAACTGAAGTTGAGACCTGTACTGCGCCAGTAACAGCAGTAATTGAGTCATCCAGTACAAGGTTTATTGGAGACCACTGAGAGGTTCTATTTTTATCTTCAGAAATAATTCTATATCTAAAAACATATCCAATTTTATTATGGTCTAACGGTGGTAAAGAAGATTTTTTAATTATAACTTTTTTAATTCCTGCATCGGCCATTATGAATTATTTCCGCTAGAAAGATCTACTGAAAATCTAAATTCAACATAATTGTTAGTATTAGGACTCTTAACTACTGTTTCTGCACCCGAAGTTTGAATTACTGAATATCCTGTTAGCCCATAAAGTGGGTTTACTGTAGCAATATTTTCTAGTTTTAAAGCATCTAAGGCTACATAATAGTTACCAGATGGATTAACTCCGTCAATAACGCATGCGTATATTTTAACTACAGAAACAGCGTTCCAATCAAAACCAGAGGTCCTATATAATTCTTGAAGTTGTTTTTTAACTACAAAATATCTTTCTGTGGCAAAATCATATGCTCCACCACTACTATCATCTGCAACTTCTGCCTCAAGTCTTGCAAATTGTGTTCCACTTGTATTTTCAAAAGAAACTAAAACTCTAGCCCTTTCTGGCTGAGTTCCTGCTCCATAAGTTCCATCTCTATTTACTATTGAAAATGCCAATCGCAATTCATCTGTTGGAGAATTTCTTGTAAGATCAACCGTTGCTCCGCTCAATCTAATATAGTTTGATCCTGCACCAATCTCAAAAGTATCTTGTGTCGGACCACTATCTGTTTCAAGATCAAGATCTGCTTCATCACCCTTTATCATAATTACATTATTTAAAAACCTTGGTCTTTCATATCTTGCAACTCTTGGTGATTTAAAAAATATTGGATTATCTGCGCTTGTTTGAAATACTGGATCTGCTATTGCAATAATGTTATCAAAGTTTGGGGCATCTAATGCAGCAGATTCCGTATCAATTGCCACTGCCGAAGCGTCCGTTACATATTGCCAGTTTTCTGTTTGTGTAAAAGCAAGAATTGTTTTGCTGTCATAGGCTCCAGCAGATGGGTTAGAGCCTGCAGAATATATTCCAATTTCAGATATTTCATATCTTTCTTCTGTTGGCAACTCTGCTGTTAAAACAATTTTATCTATACCCTCTTCGTTTACAAAACCCCTAGATGATATTGGAACACGAAACATTTCAAAATCTAAATTTGTTTTTGTTGAGTAATCGCCTATTTCATCGGCGGTATCTAAAGGAGTAGCACCGCAACCAATAGCGATATACGAGGCATAGGCGGGGGCCTGACCAAGTAAATACTTTGCAATAATAGTTTTACCAGTGTTAGTTATCATGAGGTGTAGTCTCCAAGATCTGCCTCATATATTGTACCACTTACGCTAATTTGTGTTTCTACCTGTTCGTCAGGATTTAGGTTAATAAACTCAATAACTAAATCTCCCAGTGCGTTAAGATATACGTTTGCGCCATCTGCACCGTTGCCATTTTCTGGAATTTTGTCTTCTAATTTAATTGAAAATCCCGCAAAAAATGTATCTGAGTTTTGTTGAAGTCCAAGAATATTGTTTGGGTTGTATCTTTGTTGAATGGCTGATAAATTTTTAATTGGTTGATATGATATTTTTTGCCCGTTAACAATATCAGATCTTGTTATACTAATTAGTTCTTGTCCACCAATATTTTCAAATATCTGATCAAACATTCCGTCTGTTGTAACGGTTTCTTCATCAAATAATATAATGTCAAGAGTTGCAGTTTTTACTGCAGGTGGTGGAGGTGCAACAACTGTTGCAGATATTGGTAATGGAGTTGGTGGTGTGGGCGTTACAACAAGGAATGTATTGCTTCCACCTGTTGTTACGACTCCACCTTTATCTTCTTTTATAATTGGATCTGATACTG